AGTTTTATAAGCAAATAAAGCGTTTAGCGTTCCTGTTGTTGTTCCGTTGGGTTCTAGTCTCATTCTAAACCAGTTGCCTTTTAGGTTGCGGCTCTCGATGCTGTACGGGCTATCGTCAATGATAAACTCGCCAGTGGTTAGACACTTGTTAGCTATCACGAACCAATCAGTCGGGGGTGTTGGGTTGTACATACCGCCGTGGTTAAACCCTTGTTCGATAAATACTTTAGGGTCGCCGTCTGTTCCTGTCTTAACCATCTCAAGCAACCACTCTACGCGCTGATCTAGCTGCACGGGGTCGCTTGTTTGGTTTACACTAGCATCGACGTTATTTAAAAGTAGTTTCGTTCTCATTATATGCCGCTAGTGTATCGGAAGTTTTGAATGTTTTCTTCAGGGTAGACACTTGAATTATCTTGTATGTACCATTGAATCGTTAAAGCGTTTTGGACCCCTTCGTTATATGCCTCTACTACGTTGTAGGCTCCTAGCGGTGCTGGTGTGCTGTTCTCGTTCTCCATGAACGCCGCGCCTGTTGTCGTCTTGACTATCGCGTTGTCCCTGCTTATATGGAAATAGATAAACTCGACAAGCATTTGTCTTATCCCTTCGCTTCGATATACGCAGTTTCCATCGTCTATAATAAACGGGTCGAATAGGTCTATAAACCTTGCTGTCTGTGGTATTTGTGGTGTTGTCGGTGTTAGGTCTGCTATAAAGAGTCCGTAAAGTTCACCGCCTAAAAGATCGACCAAATACTGTTCTTCGTATTTCTCAATGTATGGCGAGCTGTCGTTAAAACAGTCCTCTGTTATAGTGTACTCGCCTATAAAATCGTCGATGTCTAGGATAGCCATTTACTTAAGTTTTGCAACCCCTTTAGGGACTAATATTTTAGCCGTTGCCTTTGTCACTAAATACGCTTGACCTTCTTTTAGCTTACCTGCTTTAGTTCCTATGATAGTAACCTTCTCAGGCATACCATCCCAAGCAATAGCTTTCGCTGCTTTCTTTGGCGCTGCCTTAGTTTCTGGCTTCATTTTCTGAGCCTTGTTTTCTGGTTTTTTCTTTTCTGCCATCTTGTTATGTTTTCTGACTAAAACAAAAATACGAAAAAATAGTGTAGCCTAATTTTAAGCAATAAAAAAGGGGAAGCAAACGTATTGTTATAGGTTCTCAAGTGCTAAAGCGTCGGTGGCAATTGTACCAGTTACAAACGCATCGGTTTGGTTTGTCTTAATGATATTCAAGCCTCTCCACTCTGCAAGAATGGTGACAAGGTTTTTAGTAAAGTCATCATTTTCGTAACCTACTTTAATGTCGATTGAACCTTTATCGTAAACCGTAGATTTAGAGAAGTCACCAATTAGGTAAGTTCCTGCTGTTACTAAAGTTGTCTCGATAATTGGCATACCATCCAAAGACATTTGGCCCGCTACCATTTGGAGCGCGTCGATATATGCTCTGTCAGTTGTTGAGCGCTTAATTAAAGCAAGGCCCAACATATCCGTAGGGTGTATTAGCGCATAGGTAGCGTCATCATGTTCTGCAATTTTAATCTGTGTTCTACCTGTTCTAAGAACGTCAATTAAATTAGCATCATCGACTGCCGCTGGTGCTGTTGCTGCAACGAATGCAGAAGCTTGTGTAAGAATCCCGTTGAGGTTGTTACCTGCACCAGATCCAGAATACACTTGAAGCTCTACCGCCTTAAGCACCTCACGCATCAACTCGTTGTTAATCTCTGCCTCCATGAAAGGAACATCGCCTAACATTTCGTCTGAAATCTTAATGTAAGCAGTTGTCTTTTTGAGTGCTTCCTGGTTAACTACCAAGTCGAAATCAATTTGATTTTTAAGCGCACCCTCTGCTGTTTGGTCTGCTGCTCCATCTTTGTTAGCCTGAGACACCCAAGAAATAATAGGGCTTTCTGCTACACCTCTTGTGACGATGTCCATAAGACGAACGCGACGAGATGGGAGAATGTCAAGACCTGCAATACGTTGTTCTACTGGAACGTTACCGCCTGAGATATTAGTAGATGCGAGCATAGTGCCCGCAGCCTTAAAGACTACGTTTTCCTTGCTGTTTCCTTTGATACCTTCAAGAGCTTCTTTGTTGTCTTGTAGTGACTTAAGAAGGGAGCTAGTAACACCAGCGCCGTTTTCTTTGTCCTTCTTAGACAACTTCTTAACAGACAAACCGAGTTCTTTAATAGTCTCGTTCATTTGCTTCTGGTAAGCCATGAAAACGTCGTTGTGCGACTTAATCATTTCCTCACGCATAGAGATAATGTCCTCTTTAGACGCTTTCGCTTCGATCGCTTCAGTAACTTTCACCGCTTCTAAGCCAGCAAATTCGCCGTGTAACTCAAGAATTTCTTCTACTGATTTCGCTTCGACTTGTTCAGTTGTTAGCGACTTGGCTTCTTTGAGCCATAAATTAAATTTGTTCATTGTTAATTGTTTAGTAAGAATTTTTTATAATTGTTTTCTGGTTTCGGCTCGTCATTGTCAAGTGCCTTGGGGTCAACCTCTGGCGGCTTCGCATTAATGAGTGAATGATATTTCGATTGAATGACTTTAAGGTTCATTGCAAGTTGTTTAAATCTGTCGTCTGTACCTTGGCCATTATATAAGGCGTTAGATATGGCGTCCATTTGATCTTCTAATTTCTTTAAGTACTCCGTCTTGTTTCCTTTACCTACATGGAAAACAGGCGTCTCGCTGTTGGCTCCAAATGTAACGGCGCTACCTTCCCAGAGCTTAACCTCTCTAAGTTCTGTGAATCCGTCTTCGCGTACTATCGTCTTATCCATCACAAGGTTATAGCCTATCGAATGCTCGCGTATTACGCCATCTTCGTAGTCTGCTAATGCGTCAGAGCCTTTCGTGCTTTTACCTAGCTGCAACGTCCCTATAAGATGCTCGTGGGTTTCTTCTAGGTTCTTCCATACGCCTATTTCATGCTCGAAGTCATGGTATCTTAAAGCGGCAATTTTCCTGTTACCTTCGCTGTGTGGACCACGTTCTTGAATGGACTTAGCAAATGCACCGCGTACAATTACATCGCCATCGCTGTCTACGTTGCCGAATTTAGACAAGGCAACTATCACCCTACGGCTTGAGTTGTCAATGTCTTTTATCTCTAGTGAAATGTCTTTAGTCTGGAATAATCCGCTCATTACTTTCTGGTATTGTTTGGTCAATCAATGCGTTTACAAAGTCTTCCGATACATCGTAAGTCTCTGCTATTAATAGTTTTTTAGCCTCCATTACGGTAGGCATCTCTAAGATAATCTTGATGCCCTCGACTACTTTTTTATCCTTCTCAGCTTCCTTGTTCTGGTCTTCCTGCAACGCCTCAACGCCGCTAAAATCTTTACGCAGTCTTACGTCACCATTCGGGTAATGGTTCGCCACAACGTAGCTATTGTGCTTCGCTGTTAGTTTGTCGGCTATTGGAATTATAGCATTTGTGTACATCGAACGCTCGTCTTCTTTTCGGTTGCTGTTGCGTCTTGCCTCATTGTCACCGAATAGACTAGTAGGCATTCCAAAGACATTACAGATAGCTCTTAGCGTTATAATACCACTTTCCACGAGCTGCAAGTCCGTTGCACTCATTCCGAGCTTAATGAATCCAAGATCTTTATTTGTTACAATCGTTTTGCCATTGTTAACCGTTCCAGCTATGCGAGCGTCTAGCGCCTCCTGTGCTGTGTCGGCCTGTCCTGCCGTCATAGGTCTATCGCTCTTGTCGGTTATAATACCTAGCGCACCTCTGTTTTGAAGTATCGAAGCGTTTGCATCCCATCTATCATTGCCTACCTGCACCACTTGCGCGGCTACTTGAATGATCGAAAGGCCGTCGAAGGACTCCGCTACTGTGTTATACCCTGGATTAAATAGCCTAACGTGTTCTATCTCGTCGCTCTCGTAGTGGTGCTTCGATTGGTTTAACTCAAATTTATACGTTGGATTCGGTAAGAAAAAATCTTTGTTTGTGGTAACCTCCACGTACTGACTCGGCAACACATCCACCTCAGCAATGATACCGCCCAGCGTTTCACCTACTAGATAAGCGTTACCGTTAGCGAGCAGGTAAATCAACATTTGTTCGTCGATATCGTCCCACGTATAGCCCTTGCCCTTGTTCGGTTTAGCCATTAACGGGGCTAGTGTACTATCCTCGAATAACTCCCAGACACCACCTACTTTTTTCTCGACTACGTAAGGGATTGAGTTGGTAACGTCTGTTAGCTTCTTAATCACTGCGTAAACGTCTACGTTTCCCTCGTAACCCTTTTGTATGTAACTTTGTTTGCTTTGGCCTAGTTGGTTAGCCCCGAAACTTCCGAGTACTTTCCACAGGGTTTGCCTCTCGGTATTCGTCAATTTTACGCGGCTTTGTCGCCAATTACTAAAGTAGCCCATGGTTTTTTTACGATATAGACAAAAATAAGAAAATAAAAGTTAGCCGAAAATGAAAGACGTTTCTACCAGTTCAAAGTAGTAGCGCATCATTATGCTATCCCAGTCATCGGGCGAGCGTCCTAGCATTTCTTTTGTCTTGTCCTTCGGCACTATTCCTAACTTCGTATCTTTGTCAATGTCCTTTATTTTTACCTGTTCCATCTCTTCGCTCACAAGGTCTATTACTTGCCTCTCTTCGCAAAGCTCAATAACCTCACGCCTCTGTATTTTCTTAGCCATTAAGATACTGCACTGGCTTTTTAAGTTCTCGTAATTCTCACCATTTAAAGCCTTTGAATTGTTTACGAATCCTTCGCAGCGAAGGTAATCAACCACGCCGCCCCCTACGCCGTCCTCATCTGCTATGGTCATGCTGTTAGATATCCCGTACTGCTTTTGTAGTTCCCTCGCCTTGTCTACTATTTCGTTTATAAGCGATATAGCTATACTAATTCGCTTGGTACACACCCAGCCATGCCAAACCCTAAAGACCGTTTTGTCTTTGCCTTTTCTGGCAACGTCAATAGTCAAAAATCTTTCGTCCTGTACGTTTACTTCCATGTGTGGACCGTTCCAATAGTCACAAATAGCATCGTAACTAATCAGCGTACTAGGGTCGTCGTCGTACTCCCAATTGCCATAGTACAGTCGTTGCTTACTGTTGTTGTCCAGCTCTAACAATGAATCCAAATACGATTGGGGTAAGTGTTCGTTATCCGTGGGTAATGCCTGTATAAACTTCCTTGAAGGTGGCAGTCTGTTTTCCTTGCTCGCTTTATAGAATACTTTGTATGTCCAATTTTTAGCGGGGTTACATGTTCCCAGGAGCTTGGGTATCAATCCAAATTCTTTTAGCTTAAATCTAATACGAGACTTCACCACCTGCCACGCCTTGTAGACAATCTGGTTGCACTCGTCAATGAATGCGCCTGTAATCTCTAAACTACCCAACGAATCGAAGTTTGGATCTGAGGGGTATAAAAATAAATCTTTTAGCAGAATCTCGCTACCGTTCGTGAAGGTAATCGTGTTGCTCTGTCCGTTGTAGCTGTATTCGTTGGTGATATTTAGCTTTCCTGCTAATTCAAAGAACGTTTTTAACGTGGTGTCCTTCAATGTCTTTAGCTTTGACCTACCAAGCAACCACCTAGAACCTGGGTACTTTTGGCACGACTCAATAAGCCACAATACACCCAATGCGCTTTTACCACCACCAGCAGCACCCCCGTAGATTATTTCGGTTGTCTCACTGTCCTTAAGGTAGTGTACTGCGTGTTCCTGTTTACTCAGTAGCTTCATTGGGGTCTATGCCACTGCCTAAGTTAATTATGGTTGGCTGTATCTTATCGCCCTGCGTGGTGTGGTCATGTTCTTGACGCTCGATATATCCACGCTTTTTACCTTTAGTCTTTAAATAGAAAATGGTGCTGGTCGGTACGCCGTCTTGAATCTGTTTATGTAGTTGTGACTCTGCAAAATCTAAGGCAACGTTGTCTAGTTCCTTGACTGCATTAGCAAAGTCTTCGTCTTCGTTTAAATACTTGTAAAAGGTCGATCTATCAACGCTTACTTTCTTACACGCCGTAGTCACTACGCCGAGACTTTTCTCCAGTGCTTCGAGTAGTCTTTCTTTA